CTGGCAGCATACCGGCACGCCGGGCTGGCGGGCACAGATCATCTACGAGACCAACCTGAGCATGGCCTATGCCGCCGGCCGACATGCGGAGATGACGCAGCCCGACACGCTCGCGGCCTTCCCCTTCTGGCAGTACGTGCACAGCGGCGCGCAGCACCCGCGCAAGCAGCACCTGGCCTGGAATGGCCTGACCTTGCGGGCCGACGATCCCTTCTGGCGCACCCACTACCCGCCGAATGGCTGGAAATGCGGCTGCCGGGTGCGGCCGCTGTCGAGCCGCGACCTGGCGCGGCAGGGCAAGAGCGAGCCGGACCGGGCGCCACCGGTGGTGACCAGGCCCTGGCGGCGGCCGAGCGACGGCCAGGTGATCCAGGTGCCGGAGGGGATCGATCCTGGCTTTGGCTACAATGTGGGCGAGGCCTTTCGCGGCCCGCCGGCCGGTATCCCCGCCGACGCCCGGCTCCGCCCGCCGGCCGGCTGGGTGCCGCCGCTGCCGCAGCCGCTGCCCGCCACCCGCAGCTTCGCAACCGTGCCCGAGGCGGATGCCGCCCTCATGCCGGAATGGCGGGCCTGGGGTGCCATGCTCAACGCCCAGCAGAACGCGGCGCTGGCGAACTACAAGGGGCGGCTCGGACCCGACATCAACGCCTTCCTGCGCGACCGCCGGCGGCCGTGGAAGAGCGAGGCGGAAGACCCGGTCAAGCTGGTGCGGTACCTGGACGAGGCGCTGAGCCAGGCGCGTGCGCCGACCGCGTTGCGTGTCTTCCGCGCGATCGGCGAGGTGGAGGCCCGGCGCCTCGCCCATCTCGGCATAGGAGATGACGTCACCACCGGAACCTATCTCTCGACCACCGCGGTCGAAGCCGTGGCCACACGCGGGGGAGCCGCGGTGCCACGAAGGGCCGGGCTGCTCATCGAGATCATCGTGCCGGAAGGCACGCGGGGCGTGGCCTATGTCCACCCGTTCCCCAGCTATCGCTATCCCCAGGCCGAGGTGCTGTTCCGCCGCCGCATGGGGTTCCGGGTGGTGGCACGCACCGGCAACCGGCTCACGCTCGAAGTCGTCGATGACAGGGCCGGCCTGCAGGCGCTAGAATGAGGCATGGCCGAGGACACCCGCGAAGCATTGCTGATCTGGCTGAAGGCCGAGCTGCATGGCGAGGACGCGCATGCGCGCCTGGACGCCATGACGCTCGCGGCGCTGCGCCGGGAGAAGGCGCACCTGGCCCCCATCAAGGCCGAGATGGATGCCAAGGGCAGGCTCGAAGTGATGTGGGAGCGCGAGGGCTTCCCGGCCTGATGACTGCGGCGCCCGCCGCATGAGCGGCGCCTCCTTCACCATCGCCTTTCAGCCGGGCCGGGTCATCACCGCCATGGCTGCCCTCAACGCCGCGCTCCGCAGCCCCGAGCCGCTGCTGCGCGCCATCGGTGTGGGCCTGTTGCGCAACACCCAGGACCGGTTCGATGCCGAGACGGCGCCGGACGGCAGCCGGTGGGCGCCGCTGAGCCCGGGCTACATCCCGTTCAAGCGGGGGGCCGGCATCCTTCGCGGGGCCGGAATGCGCGGCGGCCTGCAGGGGTCGATCACCAGTGACGTGTCGGGCGGCGCCGTCATCATCGGCACCAACAAGATCTACGGCGCGGTGCATCAGTTCGGCGCCACCATCACGCCGAAGGGCGCGGGAGTGCTCGTCCTGCGGGACTACAAGGGCCGGGCATTCGGGCGCGCCAGGTCCGTCACCATCCCGGCACGGCCCTACCTCGGCCTCTCCGCTCGTGACGAGGAGACGATCCTGGAAATCACCGAAGACCACCTGGAGCGGGTTCTGCGCCGCGGCTGAGCGGCAGGCATCGTGCAGGCAGCCCGCTTAGAGCCCAAAGAGGCCACTAAGAGCGGGGTGCAGGGGGCGATCTGGCCCACCGGGGCCTGAACGGGCCGCCCCCCGCCAGCGGGCTTCTGTGGGCCCGCGGTGGGGTGAGCCTCCATCCCGCAACCACGGGCATGAACCGAGACCGGCGCGCGCGCGATGGTGTCGGCATGAACGTCGCCAGCCACTCCATGTCGCTGCCCGCCGCCGCGCCCGGCGCGGGCGGTGGCGTGGCCGTGCCGGAGTGGGTTCATCTGGTGCCGGCCGGGAGCTTCTCCGGCCGCGACGGCCGCGGCCCGTGGCGCGTGGACAATGCCGCTGCCGTCATCGCTGCGACCAACGCCGCCGGCACCATGCCGCTGCCCATCGACGAGGCGCACGCCATCGACCTGGGTGCCGCCTCCGGCCAGCCCGGCCCCGCGCGTGGATGGGTCGAGGAGCTCGAAGCCCGGGCCGATGGCATCTGGGGCCGGGTGGCCTGGACGCCGACCGGCACCGCGCTGCTCTCGGAGCGCTCTTACCGGGGCATCAGCCCCACCTTTCGCCACGCGAAGGACGGCCAGGTGCTGGCGCTGCTGCGCGCCGCCCTGACGAACATGCCCAACCTCCCGCAGCTCGCCACCATCAACCATCAGGACATCGCCCACATGGATCTGCTCGCCCAGCTGCGGCAGCTGCACGGCCTCGCCGCCGATGCGGACGCCGCCACCGCCTTCAATGCATGCCGGGCAGCCCATGAGGCTGTCGCGGCCCACGGCACGGCGCTGAACGCGCTCGCCGCCGCGGCCGGCCTCTCGCCGGGCATGGATGCGACCACCATGGCGGCGGCGATCGCCACCAGTCGCGCCGCCGCCGGCGACGCTGCCCGGATGGGCGCCGAGCTGGTGGCGCTGCAGACGCAGCTGACCACGATGCAGACGCAGCAGGCGCACGACCGTGCGGTGGCCGCGGTGGATGGCGCGATCCGGGCCGGCAAGCCGATCCCGAAGACGCTGCGCGACCACTACATCGCCCGCCACGCGAAGGAGCCCGAGGTGGTCGAGAAGGAGCTGGCCGCGCTCCCCAACCTCAACACCGGCGGCGCCGGCGGGCGCGTCCCGCAGGCGGAGGCCGGGGCGGACCCGGTGGCCGTCGCCCGCCAGGCGCAGAAGCTGCAGGACGATGAGCGCGCGGCCGGCCGTGAGATCAGCTTCGCCGAGGCCGTGCAGACCACCACCGCGCGCAACAGCGCAGCGGCCTGAGGAGAGCAAGCCCATGAGCAACCCGCTTCTGCAGAAGACCTTCCTGGCAGGCGCCGCGATCCCCGCCTTTCGGGTGGTCAAGCTTTCGGCCGCCGACACGGTGATCCTCTCCACCGGCGCCACCGACACCATGCTGTTCGTCAACGACGACGTCGCGCCGGCAGCGGCCGAGCGCACGGACGTCGTGGTGTGCGGCATGTGCTTCGTGGAGGCCGGCGCGGCCTTCGCGCTCGGCGCCAGGCTGACCAGCGACGCCACCGGCCGCGTGGTCACCGCCGTCGCGAAACCTGAGGTTTTCGCCAGTCCAAATTCGCGTTGGCCGGCAGAGGATGCATCGCCAACTGGATAGGCGAAGTGGCGCACCTCGCGCTGAAGCTCGTGCTCGATCCGATATTTCGAGCCCAGCATTTCCGGCTGGGCGACATGGATCGGCCATTTCGCCAGCATGGGATGGGTGTTGCTGTGCGCCCCGATCGTGACCGCTGGATCGGCGGCGAGCCCGCGCAGCCCCTTCCAGTCCAGACACAGCTCCTGGGTAAGCGCCGCGCCATCGACGCCGGCCAGCGCGGATAAACGCGCCACGCCAGCGCGCAGGTCCTGCTCAGGCCGCCTTCTGAGGGACCAATAGACGATTTCGAAAGCCTTGAGCTTTTCGGCGGGCGTGCGCGACGCTTCATCAATGATCGCACCGCCGATGGTCATGGTCACCTGATCGAGC